ATGTGATGTAGGATCTCCATCATACCATTTAATGCCGTCTTTTCCAGGAACACTCGCGGTTAATAGTTGTACAATCCCAGTGCCAGAAGCTGTTACCGCAGTAGAAAAAGTTACTATATAATTTGGTCCAGAAAAGCCCGTCACCTGGCCTGTTTGTAGATTGATTGTATTACTTCCCCACTCATTGAACCAAAGATAGTCTCCAATAACTAATCCAGGAACTCCTGCACCAGCGAGGGAGATGACTATAGCCGTTGTGCCAGAACCAGAAATGTAAGTCCCAGTAGCAATGTTCATCCCAGGAACGTTATTTGTCGCCCAAAGAGCCCCTTGGTAGTTTGTCGTCCAAAACTGCTGATAGTCTTGTCCACTCCAAACGAAAGGATTCTGTGAGGATTTGTAGTACGTAACATTATAGAATGTATTACCGGCAGATGTCTGATATATCTGATAAGCATTTGTCGTATCAAAGGACATTAGATTGGGATATAAAGCCCTTACAGGAGGCACATTAGGAACGGAATTATAAGCGTAGTCACGCAGGCCCATAACAGGATCACCTGGATAATAAGAGAAAAAACCCGTAACAGCATCAGTTCCTCCTCCGGTAATGGTGAATGCACCGGTTGCATAATCGATTGTTCCAGTCCCTGTTGGAGTTCCTTGCAAAGTTCCATCTTGATTTAAATCGGTATAATCATTTGCTCCGATTGAAAGATCTAAAGATCCTGGGGTAATGGAAGCAGACGGACCAAGGGCATATTGGGCGATTAGATTTCCAGCTCCCCCAACAAGACTAAAGCTGGATAATTGCCAGACGAGGGGCACGGAGGCAATTTGGGCTTGAAGTGTCAATTGCCCTAGAAGGATAGTTCCTCTCTTCCTCTTAGCTCTTCCTCTCCAAGAATAAAAGTTATACATCGTAGGAAATGCATCATTATCTATAACGAACGGAAGTCTACTAGTGGTAAGACCTTTTGCAAAGTTACCAATGTAGATTTGGTCAGGCATATTAGTTGCCTATAGCAATAAAGAAATAATTTGCTGAGGTTCCAGGAGATCCCAATCTCATTCCCGTAAATCCCGTTACTGAAGGAGAGCTATAACTTATGGATAAATCTCCGTTCGCGGCCGATTGACTACATGTCAATTCAACTCCAAAAAGTGCATTTGGGAAAGCATTAGAAAAAGTGATGGTTTGGGAAAAATTCCCTCCAGTAATTGTATAAGTCCCCCACTTCAGGATAATTCCCATTGGAAGCATCACGCTTCCATTAGCCCCAGTGATATTGTATTGATTCTTGCTTTGTGCAGCATTTCCTGAGTAAAAAAATAGCTGCGCCAAGCTTCCTGGTAAGTTTGTACCTGCTCCATCTACGTTATTAGTAAAAAGAATAGGAGGAGAAACAGGAGGCGTAGGAGGGTTGTTAGAATTAAAAGTGACTTGATTATGTTGGCCTCCTCCAGCGACATTAAAACCCACATGGTCCACGGCTATGATGCTATTTATAGATCCTGCGTTTGTCTGCATGGTTGTGACATCGTCTGCCGGATCATTCGGAGGATTTGGAATCGCAGGACTATAGGGAAATGTCATGGTAAACCTGTGCTTGTATTATTTCCTATACCACCTTGGTTATTTCCTTGGGCATAGATTGTGTACGTTCTGGTACTAGTAAACTGTCTTTGCGATCTCTTCCATATAAGCATCTCTTGTTCTTTAAATAATGGCTCATAGAAAGCAAACTGCTCTGAATCCCCGGTGTCAGATAGTATTTTTCTAGCAGCCCCACGCGCAAGGTACTCGCACATATAAGCAAATTGAACGGCTTGGCCGCTACTTAAGAATGCAGCTGGAGAGAGATAGGCCTCTAGTTCAACCAAATACTGAGTATCAGGAACAGTGCGGAGAGTGAGTATATTATTATAAAAAAGTATAGCACGAGGTATCCCTGGGTTGTATAAATAGCATTGAGCGTTGATCTGTTGACCTGGTGGAATATTGACGGCTAATCCAGTTGTTGGATCGGTAAAGGTGATATTGGCTATTCCTGTATTGTAATTGAAGGTGTTGAGTGTCGTTGTATAGATTTGACCAGAGGTTTGCTGGCTTCTGTTAAGTTCTTGGTACCCAAATGGAGCGGTATTTGCCCCTGTCATTAGCAGTCCGTAATTGACATTGCCAGTTAGGAACTGACCTGAATCTTGGATTATTCTAGATTGTCCTGTGGAGTCGATTGAGGTGAAATAGACGGCCGGAAAGATTGAGGTTGATGGAATGGCCAATTCCAGGTTTTGTCCGATTGGGGGGTCGACATTGTCTCCGGTGGCAATGATTCCAGTGGTATCCACATGTCCCCGCAAGATTCCGCTAGGAATTTGATTAACTGTGCTTTGAACACCTGGTGCGAAAGGTATCTGCACGGTGTAATTTGATCCGCCATTTCCGATACCTACTGTTTCATATGGTTGAATGTAATTGTCCCAATACTGGAAGAATTCCCCGCGCTGTGTATAGAATCCAACGCTTACTCCGCCAATTCGAGCATAAGGTAAAAAACCCTGATAAACAGGGTACATTGCTATATCAGTGCCAGGATTGGCTCCTTCAATCTGCACATTGTATAATGGCATGTTGTATTGGTCTACACCAGGAACTGTTTGGAACTGATAAGTTGTTTTTAGATCAAATAGCTGCATGCGAGCATCGACATCGTACAACCAAAATCGGTTTATATAATCGATTATCAGGTTATCTGTAATAGTAGCGTCCGATGGACTTTTTATGATCCGCCGGACGTATGTTATGATATCGCTGAGAAGATTGATAATTTACCTATCTGTTTCTTGGTGGAATTCTGCGGCACGAGATGGACATTGATATTCACAATCTCCTCTCACGACTAAAACCGGATAATCACAGCTATTGGTGCATTGAATCATCTACTTGCAGCCTTTCTTCTTCATTTTGCCTTTCATCATTTCATGCTCAGCGTTATGACCGTGCTTCGCTTTCATTTTGTGCTCTTTCTTAACTTCTTTCTTCTTCGCCATATAGTTTCCTTTGTTTATGGTTAAAAACTTTTATCGCCCATGAATACAGACTTCCGTCTTGATACTGGAATTGCATCCAAGCGTTGGATAGTCGTATCAACAGCCATTTTTCCGTACATGATCCCGACACCTGTCGATTCAGTTGGGGTCTCTTTCATAGTGAGTCTGTGATACAAGCATCTCTTGATCTGTTCTGCGAGATAACGAGGACCCCAAACCGGAGTATTTACAGGTACAATCCATTCTTCAGAAGGCACGCCAGGAAATGGTTTAGTCCACATGTCAATACTTTCTCCAATGAGTTCTTTGTTCTCCGCGATGAAGTTGACATACTCTTTTTGGAAGTTGTAGTCTGATCTATATTTCTCGTTGAATTTCTCTTTGCTAGAGATGATTTTGTGAGGCTTAAGATAATGCTCTTTGGTTTTAGATATTTCATCTTGAGACATCTTAGTTTGCGATTCGACTTCTTCTTTAGGAGCTGCATTCATTCGATCCATTGTCATTTCTTTAACTTCTGTGTCAAACTTCTCGAATTGTTGTTGAACTTTATCGAGTTCTGTTTCTGCTGCTGAGTTAATGTTTTTTGGTTTTTGTGTCATTTTATTCCTCTAGTTTGGAGATACGTTGATAAATGATCCAATAACATAGGTCGTTTGATTTTGTGTACCATTATTATTAATAGCTCCCGCAAGAATGTCCCCAATTGCCAATATCTGAGCAGGTGTTGGTTGAGCTGATGCGATATAAGAATCAACATTCTGAGAAGAGTTAATATCTAAAACCACTTGATCTGGGAGATTTACAGCTATTACATAGGCAGTCTGTCCATTTAGCTGACGGCATCCGAATGTTGGAGGAATAATAAGCCTAACTTGCTGTCCTACTACATAAGTTAGATCAGTAATAGCAGGAATCACCATCGTTATGGTCGTTGTAACTCCAAGAGATATAGCTGATATAACAAAACGCCAAGGAGTATAATATTGGGGTTCGATGGGAAGATTGGCATAGAGGGGAACTGGGTACGAGATTACGCCTGTCATAAATAAAAAGAGGGTGAAGTCTTTACTCCTCACCCTCTAGATACATTCCTCAACTAATTATTACAAGGCCGATTAAGGCATTGCAATTTCGTCAAAGAGCGCTTCCCAGTAGATCACATCTCCTGTCTCTCCAGACAAGTGAGATGCAGTATCTGGTGTTCCAAGAACTACAGCGTTACCTGATCCAATCACAAAACCTTGGCGTGTGTTATTGACAAATGCGCCCTGAATAGCAGGACCATTGATCGTAGACACTCCACCAGAGAATGTTGGGAATGCAGGACTTGGGTACAGATTTCCGCCGTTATATGGGAATCCACCTGTATTCACATCACCTACTGCAACTACTTGCGGAGGAGTTAAGCCAGGAACTTGCGCTACTGGTACGTTTGATGTGTAAGCCGTCACATTCGTCAAATTACCACCAACTGTGAACGTTGTATTGCTGTTCACGGCTGTTACGTAGTAATAGATTGGCGAACCAGGAATCAATGTATCAGGCAATGAGTTAAGCTGTGTAGAGCCCCAAGCTGTTGGGATTCTAAACGCCACTTGCTGTCCGACAACATAGTTATGGTTCGTTGTTGTTGTGATCAAGTTTGTAGTAGTATTAATCGCTTCGATGAAGTTCTGACCTGGCAGATACAAGAAAGGATATAATACCTTCATTACAAATGCGCCGGTTGGAGAAGCTGTCAAAGCAGTATAGTTACTTTGGTTTGAGTTCCAAGTCACAGTGAAAGTAGTCGTGCTACCAACAGCAGTAATTTGGAATAACATACCGCTCATTTGAGGCATACCAGTCGTTGCCGACTCATATAGACCTTCCATCAGAACAACATCACCGACGTTGTATCCATGAGGAGCTGCGGTTGTAACCACAGTAGGACTTGCTTTAGCAATACTTGCAATTTGCTGTTTCGCTCCGAATTGGAGAGAAAGGCCAGCTGCAAATGTGCTAATACCATTTGAGGTAACAACGCCTGTTTCTAGAACAGGTCCTGTACCCACGTAACCAACAGCTGCAAAACCTTGTCCCATTTGGACGTCCCAGACAGCCCAAGGGATGTCAGAGGCAGCGAAGTTTGCATATGCTGTATAGTTAGTTAATTTCACCAAGTTAGGCTGAAACGGGAGATAAATCGCCACGTTGTTGCCAGTTGCTGCTTGGGTAAAACTTCCTTTTGCTGATCTTGAGTATTCAGTCATCTTACACCCCCAGATTAGACAGGCGAGTGCAAAGTAAATTGCGGATCGCTGTGTCTTGTGTTAGGGCTTGTGCTTGTGCGAACTTAACGGCGAGTGTCGCATTTTGTGCGAGCATTCCTGAGAAGTAAGGATCACGATAAATCAAGTTCATGGAAAATCCATCTTGATTGATGTGAGTTACCGCTTGTTTACCAGCAACCGTGTTGTAGTAAACGTCGTTGTTCATTGCAGATGCACCGCGAGCTACTGGAGCTTCAGATGAAGTAAGGACTCGGATGTTGAACACCGAACCATACTCAGATGGAAGCGCAGAGCTGTTAGTAGGATAGTTCCACTGGCTGATAAATCCTTGGCCAACGAGTCCATCCATATCGGATTGCAGCTCTGTTGAGGACAGCATAAAGTATGCTGAACGCACAGGGCCTGTTCCGAATCTGTCCATACCCTCAATACCTGACATAAATTTGTAGGCATTGTTGGTATCTAATGTAGTAGCAACTAATGAGAAGTCGGAGACTCCTAAGTTAGTTGGGTTATCACCATTAGTTCCGCCACCAGCATTAATCTGGGAAGCAGCAGAAATGATGTAGTCACGGAGGATAAGCATGCTGTTACTTTTGTGACCTAAACTTACTTTAGGCGGGAAGGGTTCTTCGACCTTTCCTCAAGAGTTTTATTTATAGCTCTTGCTCAGACTATCGCATCAACTTTCGTTGCCATCTCACTTAGTCGTTCACCGTGGTTTTCACCTTCGGCCTTGTCACCCTGTCGGGCTTCCAAGTCAATCAGAGTTGGTTTTACGAGGACATTATCTCTATCCTCGGCTTGGCGCATTGCTACGGCGAGCCTTTCGCTCACCCAAGCTAATACCATTTTGCGCCAAATAAAGAGGGCGTATTATGCGTTCAATTTCCTCATTTGTTGATAGCAAGACTCTCTAAACGCTAATGTTTCTGCTGGTATTCCGCTTTGACAATGCTTAACGGAACCATAATTCTCACAGAAGTTCATCATGTTGATAGCCTGTGCCGTCTTAAATCGTAAATAGGGAAGAATCTTAGATATAAACTTCACGCATTGTTTTTTGCTTATAATCGAAAGCTTGTATGCAAAACCCTTTTGGGTGCATTTAGCCTTAGGGATGCAAAAACTACCAATAGAAAGGTTCTTTCTTATGTAGTTAATACAATCCACAGGAACCATTGTAAGCTGTATAACCGGATTATATCTTGCTCTTAGGCTGCCCGAATGAGGCTTCTCTTTTTTAATTGAAAAAGACCCCTCCGTATCAATGATCCCTGCAAGGTATGACCAGAACATTGGATCTTGTGAACACTCAAAAGTCTGAGGCAAAAGAGACGCACTCTCTAAAAGACAATCACGATTAAACGATTGCATCTTTAAGACGGCCTTTTCACCTTCAATAATTTGATAGTCTTGGTCAAACGCTTTGCTCACAAACACGTGCATGAATTTTGCTCTTTCTTTCTTTAAGACAAGAAAAGGCACTACCTTTTCTAGCATATTTTTGCATGATTTTATTCCTCGAATAGACCACACATAAAGTGGTTTGTAATGCGCCTGTTGAGGTTTTTTAATCCTCAAAGAGCCTTCGAAAAGATTAAAGAGAAGCTCAGACATTCCTTTAAATGCATTACTCAACTGAATACATGGGTAGTATGAGTTCTTTGAACGCATTATTGAAAAGCTCCCGTCTCCATCTAAAATACCTGCTATATATGCCATTTCTATTTCTTCTTTCATGGTTAACTCCTTGCGGGATATTATACCATGGTGTACTATTTACGCACAAATGCTAAATTACGCTGCAATTTGCTCAATACCCTCTTGGTCTTGGAGTATCACCTGTTCATTTATGATACAGCCCGTACCGAAGAATGCCATTTGAGCATCAATGATCTGTTTGTTACTTGTTAACCTAATTGCAAAGGCGAGAGGTCTTGTTATTCCCTCTTCAACATGTCGCCATGTTGTTCGGACTATTGCATCTCTTTTCAGAGTTTTTCCGCTTAGTCTCTCACGCTGCACGCTCATGCTGCTTGCGCCTCGTTGTCTCTAAATGAGAGTTCCGAGTCAATCAGGAAAAATTTACCCGCGACATCACGTCTATCGCGCTGTGGCACTTGTGCTGGAGGGTCAATTCCAGAGTTTCCCAACTGGATAGTTGGCGGTTGTAATGCGCGCGGGCGCATAAAGCGACAAGTCGTCCCACCATTGGAGGGCATCGAAACTTTGTCGCAAATAGTAATATAGTTCATTGTTGGCGTAGGAACATATAACATCGCAGGAGCTAAGCTCTGCAAAATCATAGGGCCTAAATTGCCTGTTGTCGTAATAGCCATTTCAAATCCTTTAGGATTGAATGTTATTGACGTATTGATCCGTGGACGAAGACGTACTACAGTCCGTTTTCAGATACATCGGTTGAACGTAACGCAGTTCAGCGATATAATGGCTTTAACGCGGCCGGCGAGATGCCATTTACGTTGGCGAACGATAAATTGGGATATATATAAGGATTAATTTAAATGCAAGAAAACCGAACAACTTCGAATGTTCCAGAAAAGTGTCCGTGTGGAAATGGATTTTATTGTGATACTTTTTTTGAAGGGAAAAGGTGCTGTAAGTTATGTAGTCCAGCTTACAAAGAGCTCGGTGAAACGCCTGAAGAAAGAATGAAAAACTTAAAGCTTCTGTGGGGAACTGGTTTTAAAAGAGGATCTTCCTACATTCGAAATGAAAGCGAATAGAAATGAAAGGATTAATTTAATGACAACAGAGAAAAAGAAACCAGACATGGTTATTACATTTCATTTTGTTTCTGGGAAAAAGATTCATGTAAACTATTATCAAGAAGACTTTGACAAGCTTCTTGAGTTGCTTGAACGAGACTGGGATAAGGTACAAGCGATAGGCCCAGACTTCGGACTCAACTATTCTCTCGTAACGCACTATGAAGTAACTAGAAGGAGGTGAATTAATCAGGCTTTTTCCAAAGGCTTTTGCCCTCAGCTCTGGCTTTGCGCGCCTGAATCATGTCTTTGTCGATCTGACCTAAATCAAGCTTACCATCCAAGAACAGTCGGATAATGGCGTTTTTTTGACTTGTAAGAATAGAATCGCAGTTGTTGCAGAAATGATAGATTTCCCCGTTAGCAATGTATATTGCTCCGCCTCTAGGATCGCTCTTACATTTGGCGCATTTAGCTATTTTCTTTGCCATGTTTCTCCTTCAATAGCGCAATACAAGCCTCATCTGTAGCTATGATCTGACTCGGGAATATCGTGGGTATTTGAGGAAGGTAAGCCCACAGTACAACGTCATAGATATCATGGCTATGCTGATCAGTATAATGGTTATGATCCGAATCCCATGTTCCAAAGTTCCAATTGCAACCTTTTGAGACGAAGAGAACCTCAATTCCATCTGGTGCTGGCTCTTTCTCGATTTGATGGAATTCGATTACGACGGGTATTTTCATTTCGTCGCACTCCAAAAAATATAAACGAGAACAAATGCAGCACAGATGCTCGCAATCGAATAAAACATACAAGTGGGCCAGTCTATTGTCATTCCTTTTTTCTCATCTCCGATATGAACTTCCTGGTAATTAAAACCCTTTTCTTTAATTCTTCCTCAAGACCATCAAGAAATCCATCAAACTTACTATCACCTCTGGCTTTGTGCTCCTGAATCATGTCTTTTCGGCATCTTTCATCTCAAGCAGCTTTTTATATAATTCTTCTAGGCCTCCAAAAATTCTTTTGGCTTGTTTTAGACTAAAGCCGCAACATTCCAAGGTTTTCAAAAAAGCACCAAGTGAGGCATATGAGATTATGAGTGCGTTGCATTTGCTCTTGTCGCAAACATCCAATAACTTGTCTGTAAGGGCTACGATCTCATCTCGCATTTCATAAACTCGATCCATCGGGTCTGTCATTCCTTCTTCTCCAACTTCTTGGCCTTCCTCTTTTTCCACATCTCACGAGCAGCTGCACTGCGAGGATTTAATTGAGCAGTCTCTAATGGCATTGTGTAGAGAGCTGATGATTCAAGAAATATAAGCCGATCTTTTATATCTTCAAAACGAGACCCTATTTCGGATGCTTTAAACTCAACATCATTCCTCAAGTAATTTATCTCATCCATAATGAAGCCGTTTTGCTTCTGAATTGAGGTTAATCGACTAACAAATAGCCATAGACAAATCATAGTTAGACTGTTTATGAGACAAATAGCAAGCATGCAGTAGGTGAAAAACATGTCAGGGTTCATATCTTCATCTTCCTTTTCTCTATGAATTCAAAGACGGCTTTTAGATCTTCGTCATTTCCCTTGAACAATAAAAGTTTGCAATCGTGTTCCACAGAGGCACTGGCTACGGTTGCTCTATCTGTTTTTGGTTTTGTGTCTTTTCCCCAATCAACATAGAGGGTAAAAAGCCTATGAACGGCTTCGATATATTCTGGTGTTTGACTAAACCTGATCAGTCCCATTCGCGATCTCCTGAATTTTCATTTCTGGAGGATTATTCTGCCTATCTCGCTGTAATTCTGCAAGCTGATCAATGACCATGCGATAGTTTTTCTCTTGTTCTGGGGTAGCTGTCACAGGCGCAACTTCTCGTTGTTCTAATCTTACTTTACCTAAGAATATTAATAGAGAAGTATCGCCTTCTAACGCTTTATCAAATTGAGCTGAATGTAATAAAGCATCACCATTAGTTCTTTTTTGTTGTGAATATTGGGAAAAACTGACCCCCTTTTCTTGTTCACATCTATCATAAAGAGTATTAGCACTAACGCCGATTGCATCTGCTATTTTACTGCCAGGACAGCCCTTTTTCAGATAATTATCAACGAGAGTCCAATCAATTTCTAATAGAGGTCTATGTGCGCGTCTCTTAATTGCTTTAGGTGCTCTTGGCATATTGATTATGAATACTCAACGAATAATAGCATGTCAACTATTTATTGTGTTAGTCAAGTTACAGTTAGCCAACACAAGGCGCTCCAGCGGGCGCACCTAAAATTTGCTGGAGCGGTGGAACCAGGTATAACTCATCGCTGCACTCATGCCATAAAGTTCCTAATGCTGAGTCGTCTACGGATTTCTCAGGAGCTACAGCCTCTTGACTTCCATAGTTCAGGAACTTGAACTTATCCCACCAATGATTCTTCTCTTTAGTCTCAGGAAGAACAAAGGGAGCTGGCAATATATATCCAGATGGATTCAAAGGCGGTAAGAAAGCCGGCTTAGTTACATCGATGGAGATCTTAACTGCTCGTGGTTCAAGTAGATAGTTGAACTTGTTGGCTCTATGGACTGGCTTCATTTCCTTAGCTGTCCCAAAGTTAATCCCAAAGGAGAAAGCGCAGCCATTCCCATTATGGTTCAGATAAGGCGATAGGCCTAATTCATACTTCTTCTTGAGCGTGTAAGTGAACCTCGTATTAAGTCCCCATCGTGCATTCAAGTGGTCATAGAAAGGGAGCATCCCAATTGTAAATTCTTTATTTGGACTCCATCTTACGCCGATCTCAGAGACTCGCGATTGATAAATAGAGCCTCTCTTAACGACCATTTTAGCGGACGTTGGGATGTATAGATTGTAGGAGATCTGCACACCTTTGTAGAGAAGCTCTAATCCTGGGCTCAATTGGTGTAGGTGGGCTCTAGGCTCATTAGAGTTCAGATAGTATAGATTAGCCCCTATTCCCGTGTTAAGCAGGAACGTGCGGTATCCTATCCCAATTGTGTTAGTCATGTGATTCTTGTGGAGGCCATGGTTTAGCTCAAAGATAAGCGCATCTCCACTTGGAATGTAAAAATATGACTGGTGGTTGAGTTTTAAATGTGTTGAGTCTATTCCGACTGAATCGACATTTGCGCTAACTTGATTGAAGTTATCGTGTGCGACTAATGAGCTAACATATAGTGCTATTAGTATAGTAATTATTTTAGAAACCATAATCAACCTCCTGGTTGAGGGTAAGTCCCTAAAACCAACCCATAACATTAAAGTTATTTATTTACTACGCTTCTCGATCTTCTTTAGCTTTTTGATCTGGGGATCTCTGACCTTTTCGTCGTAGTTGGCGAGCTTTGAGTTCTCTCTTTCTGCCTTATGAACTAGCTTCTCGGCTTTTTTAAGAGGTTTGCCAACCTGTTTACGCATTTTCTTGTCGATGGTATGCTCCTAGAATAATATTTATAAAGGTTTTGCCGTCTTCAATTTTTTCCTTTTCAACTTCATCATAAGCCTTTTTGCCTGCTTCAAGAAGTTTAGGGTCTATAATTTGGAAAGTCAAACCGTCCATTACCGTCTCCTCTTCACTCTCGGATGACTTCTCTGATTGAATACTTCCTTGCAGAACGGACAGACAGACTTCCTCAAGACTACGGCTTTACACCATTTGACTAATTTGATCTTAGCTTGATGCAGGGTCATTTGATTGCTCCTTTGATTCTTTGACGTATACCTCATGCATCTTTTCCAAGGAATGTTTTATTAGCTCGTCAGTGGTAAGCCACAACTTATCACCATGTCTTGAATTCCAGGTGTGCATAGCATGCTCTCCATATTGCATGGGAGTTGTTCCGAAGGCCCAAATTTCAAAGTCTTGTTGGTCTTGGCAGTTTTTAAATTGCATTATTTCTTCCTCTCATCGCATTTTCCTGTGTAAAGATGCTCTATCAGTTTTTGGGTTTCTTCCAAAATTGATATCCCTCTCAGATCTCCTAATTTATCAATTTCCCTCATCTCTTTAACAATGGCTTCAACATAACTTTTTATGATCATTCGATGGTGACCGAGCGCATCATTATCTACAATATCGCATAAACAAGGCATCTTATCTCCTTTGCTTCATTTTCTTTTTTAATGTCCCCAGAAAATAAGCTGATGGGTTGGGTATCTTTCTTTTCTTTTCCTGATATCTGCAAGCTTCCAAGGTATCCTGAATCTCATGTTCGGTAGCAAAGAGCGAAGCATACTCTTTGGCTTTATCATCAAGCCCTCCTATTTTCTTGAGAGTCTCGTTTATGCAAACGTTCCTCTCCGTCCTCTTAGGAACGTTAACGTTTGTATTTATTTCTTTTGTAGGAGTTTCTTTTGTGGGTCGTTTTAGACGACTAGGGGGAGTAGCTTTAGACGACTGGTAGGAATTATTTGAATCCTCTATGGATTCATCTCCATCGGAAGGCAAAACATCGTTTCTGTCGTACCCCTCTACAACAAGTTGATACCAACATTTTTCTTGTCCTTTTGGGCCTTCTTTTTTCTTTTCAATCAGCCCTAATTTTATCAAAGATTTTAGTGAATTATTAACAGCATCTCGGCACATCCCTGTTTTTCTTTCAAGCTGCGAAAGGCTTATTCGGTCCCATTGTTTGTGCCAACCAAAAGTTTGACGCATAATGACCAAAAGAACGCGAAGCTCTCCTTCTTTGAGAGTTTTTGCAATATCGTCAAAGAAGACGTTAGGGGTTTGGGTGTAAGTTGGGGCTTGAATCTGAAACATAAATCTTCTCCTGATGGTTGGAGAAGGCCCGACAAGTATTTATTTTCTATTGCTTGAAAATAAATCTCCGAATTAAGATGATAGGCATATCACTACCGTATCATCTTAAGGGGGGCTTACCGGCCTCCCTTCTCATTTATAGAGTTTATGCTACCGACCCAAAACCCTTAAAATCTACCTAAATTATTTTCTTGTCTTAAATTTATGGATTGAAATAACCTGAGAAGTGTTCATGTAAGCGACTTTTTTGTTAGACTTTTCCTGGGGCCCGAAATGGCCCCTTTTCTATTTAGCTCTTTGTTCGATCATCTCTATGAGTTCAAGTCCTGGCTTCAAAGAGTCAACAACCTTTTTTACAT